TTTGCGGGCTCTGATGTTGATGAGATGTCGTGGAACTATATTAAGAGTGTACCAGCTTATCTTGAGCAGTTTGGCTTTGGTTCTTCCAATAATGTTGGAGACGTCCTATATAAGAAAGCAATCGGGCCTCTTTTACTTTACAATCAGTATAACAATGGTCTTGCGTCTCCTAATTTGGCCGTCTTTAGGACCTATCCACCCTTCGCGCATGTAGCAAATGCTTTTGGTCGCTATCGTGGAGGAATCAAAGTTATACTTAAGTTTGTTAAAACTGACTTTCATTCAGGCAGATTGTTGATCACTTGGTCTCCTAACAATTCTTTGGCAACAGATCCCACTCTGACTACCTCTGCTTATTCTATGAGAACTATCGTAGATTTGCGTGAAGTCACGGAAGTTGAGATTACCTTGCCTTATATGCTCAAGGGTGCTTGGCAACAGACAGATTTAGATATGGGAACATTCCAAATCATGGTCCTTAATACATTACAAGCTCCCCCAACCTGTAGTACCTCTACACAGGTTTTGGTTTATTACGCTGCAGCAGAAGATTTTGAACTTGCAGTAGTTAATAATCCATCGTTAACTCCATACTCGCCACAGTCTGGAGACAAACCCAATACTAAGGCTGTTGGTGTCATTGGCAATGATACCAGTACCATACCTATGGTAGAAGAATTTAGTATTGGTGAGAAATTTTCTAGTTTGAAACAACTTATTTCTAGGTATAGTAGAATATATTTCAATTCAGCTACAGTTGATACGACTGTAGCCTTTCGTATGTACCCCTGGTCAACAGGTGTCTTCAGAGGTGGTTTAGTCGCCACCTCTACTGGCGCTATGATGGGTGACATGTATTCTTTTATATCTACTGGTTATGCCTTAGCTAGAGGAGGTATGCGGTATAGTATTAACTCCTCAAATAGTGTTTTCACTCAAATTGATTTCTCTCGTCAGGCTTTTGATTTAATGGAAGCAGGATCTTCCTCGTTACTTCAATTAGCTGGTACCACTTTGGGAACTGGTTTCACCAATGGGTCTGCTGCTATTAGCAACTTATGGGTCAAACCAGGTGTTAGTGGTGCTTCTGGCACGCTCACCACTGCCAACCCTGCAATATTTGTACAATCTCCTAATGGAGTTGACGTGTTGCTTCCACAATATACCAATAATCCAAGTCGTTTAATTGTCATTGATAATGATGGCTCTAAGGTTAGTACCAATTACCCTTACGACTTGGTCCCGTTTATGGCTCTCCAATATTCGCAGAACAGTTCAACTGTCACGAATAAAGCCATTTACCGTGCGGCCGCTGAGGACGCACAACTCGGTTATTTTATTGGATTTGGACCGCTCTTGGTTCAAGTCACGTAATTAACCATGACAAGCAACTTAGGTTTTTAACCAGAACATGACCTTTCTGGGGAATTTTTCCTAAGGTATGCTTACCCTTAGCAGTGCTCTTATTTAGAGCCACTGCATATCAATCATTAATAACGATTATCTTTAAGGGTAAGCGTTCTTTTTGATTTACTTATGCAGCTTTGTCTAAATATTCACACCGTAGTAAACGCGGTACCACATATGGCCACGCTCTAGTGTCCATATAGTGGGTTTTTCGTTG